AAAAGGGGGCATCAAGCCCCCTCTTTTTATGTATCATCGTCTAGCATATAATCTGCCCAATCATATGCTTGCCGTTTTATTTCTCGCATATCGTTACTCGACCTTGCCCCTGCCAACAGACCAGTTAAAGCCTGACCCGCCAAGTAGATTCTTGCAGTCAGGCTTTTTGTTGTAGGAGCTTTACGTTTTCTCTGAGAAAACTTTTTTGCTTCTTTCTCTAAGCTCTCTTTCAATTACTAGCTCCTTGTTTTTGAAGTAGGCTTTATTAAAGCCCATCTCCCAATCCCTATTATCTTTTGTATTAACTTGGTAGGGATTACCCAAGTTACCTTTAATAAAGGCCTCATAGCCTTCGTTAAACGGTTTCATTTTCTGCTTTGATGCTGTATAAGTGCTTCTAGGTACCATCTTGATTTCTTTAAATCCTCTAAACCATTTTTGTAACGCCAACGATGTAAGTACTTCGCAACGTTACCCCGATAATAACCAATAAGTTCCTCGTCTGTCAAGATGTCTTTGATGTAATCAATACACTCAATGTTACCTTGACCATAATGAGGAGGCTTGTTCACGTTATCTGTCATAGTATGATCAACTCCGCTTCTGTATATGGGATATGGAAGAACAACTCACCTGGTCTGATGTATCTGCCCTTTGCTTCACCAAGACTCTCTTGGGTTAGCAGGAAGTCTCTGATACGCCAAGCTTGTTTGAGGTCTCTACGAAAGACGTAGAAGTTAAGTACTCCGTTCTCACCTTGATACTTATCAAGTAGGCGTTGCTTACGTTCTGGAATACGTATCTCTGTCCAGTTCGTAGGCCAGTCACCTTCCCAGGCTACCTTGACCTCAGCTTCATTGAAGTATGTGTAGCCATGTTTTTGAGAGACAACATCTACTTGGTAGTTCTCTTCAGTGTTGACTAATACATGCCCCTTCTTTGTAAGGTACTGCACCAAGGCGTCCTTAGCTTGTGAATCATATGCTTCGTACAAAGCACGGCTAAACTTTTTTCTAACTGGTCCCAAAAGACTGTCTCCATTTTAATTCGTACAGCAGTTTATTCTGCTCATACTCTGACATTATCATCCAATCACGGATTTCGTCAATAGTTCTTTTACACCCTGCGCAGTATCCATCTTCTATTCGACAGACTTTTACGCAGGGTGAAGGTATAGACCCTAAGTTAGGTCTACGATTTCGCATACATCACCAGAGCAAGCCATTGTTTGCATTGCTACAGTATTGTCCTCTTGCTCATACTCGGAAAGCTTAGACCAGTCAATACGTTTTGGCATTAACTTAAAAAGTTCTTTGTACTCACGTTCAGTGCAATCTTGATATGGTGCTTGCTGATAAGTATGATCAGAGTGTGGTAAGAAGGACACACCAGACATCTCATCAAAGTGTTTGTAAACAAATGCACCCACGTCTAGCCACTCGTGGTCACGCACTGAGATAGTCACACTAGGTTTATGCTCACACCAGTTACGTTGGTAAGCCAACCACATCTCTAACTGTTCGATAGCTGTCATATCGTTACGAGTTACAGCTTTGTTAGGTGACTTCTGAGGAAAGCTAAACACTGTAGTAGTGTCACCCTTGAACACACAAGGTTCATGAGGAATGCCTTGATCTTTCATGAACTGAGTAAGAGGATCTTTGTTGTCTCCTCGTACAGTCCTAATGTAAAACCGTGAGTGGCGAGCATGTATTCCAGACGCTGAATCAACCAACTGAGAAACAGTCCCACTTGGCTTGACGCAAGAAATAGCAGCAGATACAGGGATACCAAGACGATCAGCCCACTCAGCATTAGTAGTAACAGCCACTTGGCGAAGGTAAGTAAGTGTTTCATCGAGTCCCTTATTTTTTGTAGTCAGTAGCGGGTTGTCCATTATCCCCGTGAGTGACACACCAAGCAGTCGTTCGGCCTCTGTGTTGTCTCTCCACACCTTTCGCAGATATGGAAACTTTGTGTACGTGGATTGGATAGTCCCCAGAATTGTTGCCAGACGGACTTTTCTTTCCAGATCCTCAATAGTATCTGTAGCACGTACGACACACTCGGTAAGATTGCAGAACTGATACGGGCGAAGGATGATCTCACTGCAAGGATTTGTACCGAAGTCGTAATCACTATCCCGTCTACCATATTTTGCAGCTTGTTTCTTAGATGCTTCACGATTGAATACTCCTCGTTCTCCTGATTTAGACTCAACCAGAGCTGTCCACTCACGCATGAATGTTTCTATGTCAGGCTTTTCTGTATAAGATACAGAGTTGTTAGCTAGTGCACGGTGAGCTGCTGTCTCCCACCATTGACCAGACTTAGCGTGACGCATACGGTCATCACTTAGATTAGATAGAGAGATCATAGCACTACGGCGTACACCACCAACCACAACGATCTGCCCAATAAAACACATCAAGTCATGGCACTCAATGCTTGAGAGCTTACGACCTTGTGCATTCTTGAAAGTAGACACAGCGAAATTAAACAGTTCAACCAAAGGCGCTGGGCCTGATGCTCTACCGCCAAAGGTTTTTAGTCTTGCACCTGCAGGACGTACACGAGAGACATCCCACTTAGGAATCTCACCTGCCCACAGCAATGCTAAGACTTGACGGAAAGCTTTAGCCCAACCTTCCTTGCTGTCCTTTACGACGACTGTCGTGTCACTCTCAAACAGTTGTGGAACCTCTGGTAGCTTTTTAATATATTGTCGTTCTACAGAGAAGCCAACCCCAGTGCCACAGAGAAGGATGTACATAGCTTCGTCAAAACTTTTAGGATCATCTACTGGTAAATATGAACAGTTGTAACCTGCAGTATTATCACGATCAAGAGCAGGGCCAGCTGTCATCATAGCTCTCATAGAAGGCATGATCTCTAGGCCAAGGATAGCTTGCTCAATCTCATACTTAGTATCAGCATCTACCTTGTCAGAAATGACGTTAGTAGAGTAACGTGTTACTGTATCATCCCATGACTCACGTCCATAACCATCAAAGTATTTAGCATACCGTGACTTGTGAATAAAAGATTGATAGTCTGTTGGAAGTTGATTACTCATCTCTTATCTCCTGAACCTGAAAGTGTACCTCGTGCTTTACGACCGTAGAGTTTCTCTAGGTTCTTAAAAGCGATGTCATGTAGGTCAATATTAAGATCACGAGACAGTGCTGCTAAGTACCACAACACGTCACCAATCTCTGCAGCAATACCTTGTCGATCGAAGTTATTGTCACGAATCATCTTCTTAACTTTGTTTGCAACTTCACCTGCCTCACCTGCTAAACCAAGGGCAGGGTAGAGTATGCTATGAGTACTGTTATAGATAGCAGTTTTAGCTGCTGCCTTTTGGTATTGATCCATAGTCATACGTTCTTTGAAAGCTTCGTTGTAATAATTCCAAGCTTCTAAGTCTGATTCATTCAACATTCTTTACCTCACATTCTTCCACAATTACATCGTCTATATCATATAGACTAGCTTCGATTAGTTCTCTTATCACATCAGAGTTATCCCCGAAAGTCTCAAGAAAGTTAGCATCGGGATCTACTTTAATTTTTATTGACAGCTCAAACCTCATTCGAAAGACCCCTAGTTATACGCACTAGTGCCACTCATGTCAATCACAATTGGATCAATACTCTTCATAAAATGCTTCTTCCATTCATAAGCATCATCAAAGTCTTCAAACCAAAAGTTATCTTCACCAACTACACCATCTATTTCTGTTCTACATACCATAAAATACTTAGATCCTTCAGGAGCATATTCAAGTTCTAATTCAGATACTTCTTCAATAGCTATTGGACCTTCAGTAACCCCCCATATCTTTACTTCCATCTCTTTAACAACTCCATGTAATGGTCAAGGCTGACCATAGTTATCCACTCTTTTCTATCTGCCCGAAAGAATACAACTGGTTCTCCCTTGCCATGCTTACGGGCTTGCTCAATATAATCGTAGGCCATCTTCATTCCAGACTTTCTACGTTTGACTTCAATAGTAATAGGAATCTTTTTTCTAGCTGCAGGGGACAACTGGATATCTTCCCCAGTGTCCCCCATAGTAGTGGACTTAACGTCATCAGGTTCAAGATCAGGAAAGGATTGTAATATCTTGTCCCTAATTTCGTTCTGCCCAGTTCGGCCCTTAGCTTTAGCTGCCCGTGTCATCGAACACCTCTTCAACCTTGGGTTCCTTTTCTACGTGAACAAGGTATTCAATACCATATGAGTACTTGAACATACGTAGGTTAGGCCAGCAAACTTTCTTGTACTCGCAGAATTGACAAGACTTGTCCAATTTAGTATTGGGACTTGCCTTGCTTGCAGGTACAGGTTGAATACGATCTGCAGGTAGGTCACCTGCTACCAGCTCTTTAGCCGCAAGCATCTCTTGCTCTTTAGTCTCAAGATCCTTTGTGAAGTCATGGATGTCTAAGCAAATCTCACCACTGACTTTATCAATGGCAAGAAATGCCCCATGTGTTTTGTCAGTTACAAGTGGGTCATCTTTACCTGCATAGACGTAGGAACTAAGTTGGCTGATGTAACCGAAGGCATCATTCTCACGTAGTGTACCCTCTTTAAACTTCTTGAAAGCATATGGACTACAAGACTTAACATCTACAGTCATACCGTCGATCACACAGTCACGGTGACCACGTATGCCATGAACGTTGAGTTTGTCTTGAGAACCTTTCATACTGTGTCCTGATGCTAAAACCATCGACAGTATTAGTTCTTCAATCATGTCTCCGTAAAAGAAACGAAGAAGTAAATTAGCACTGAGTGGCTCACCAAATCCAGGCTTGTTTACTTTGTACCAAAGCTTACGTTTACATGGTGTGCCAATAGACGAAAGAGATAGATACCCACGAGGCTCCTGAGGTTTACTAAATCTTTTGTTGGCAGACATCGCAATGTTGTTGCCTAGCATAGAACCTATAGTGCCGTTCCAGCCGCCTTGACCGTAGATCACGGACTCAAGGTCTTCAACTAATGTATCAATCTTTTTCATGTTATCTCCTTAAAAGGTAGCCCCCCGAAGGGGGCCACTAGTTGTTTTGGGAGGAGGTTAAAACAACACTTCGCTTTGTTTATTATCCACTGAGACAGGTGGCGAAGTATCACCTGATCCAGTATCCTGTACGTAATCAACCTTGTCAATTACTATAACTTTATCTAGTCGTGTACCGACAATATTAGGACGGCTAGTGTCGTAAACAGACAACTCTACCTCTACTGTAGATCCATTACCAATATAGCCATCGGTATCAAAGTTGTAAGAGCTGCCATCAGCCCAAGAAACAATAGGCGCACCACTATCCCAATCCCTTCCTGTATCAAATTTACGTATAAACTTAACCTTAGTTCCACGTCCTTGCGGATCAGCAGACCCCTTTTTCATAGAACGTGAAGCCTTGAGTGCAGCAAGGTTGTCATCGTCCATAATAAGATCAATAGTGCAAGCACCATTATGATCTTTATACACACCATCGAAACCTTCCATGTCACGATTTTGTGAGAATACTTTTGCCCATTCAGCAATACCAGATAATTTTACTTTACGTGTAGCCATTTGGCCCTCCATTGTTAGTGTACGTCACTATAACGTTGACCATATTGGATATCAATACCTAAGTCAACATTTAATTTAAGTTCTTTATTAAGTTTTTCAATAGCCCAATTTAATGCGTCACTGTGTTCATTTTGTTCCCCTTGTTTTACTAGGTTGATAGACTCGTCATGAAACTGACCAATGATGTTTGGTCTACGCATTCTGTAATACGCAACCCATTTGTCAAAGCAGTAGGCACCAGTGGACTGGTTAAGCGTAGAGAATACATCTTTCTCATAACGAAGCGAATGCCAGAAACCACTGACAGGGTTTTGTACCCACATCTCACCATTGATCTTACGAACCTTCTGATCGTCAGCAAATTTTTTGACTGACCAGTTACGTTCCCAATAAGCATCAAGCAAAGACTGTGCGTGTGGGATAGCCATACCAGTAGTACGAGATAACTTAGCTGCACCTACGCCATAAGTAGCTGAGTAGTTTACAACTTTGTAGTTTTTACGCATGGCTTTTAAGTCGTCTCGTTCGTTTCTGTTATAGGCATCTATATCAGATTGCGTGATAGCACCTGCATGTTTAGCCAAGTCTAGGTGTGGGTCAAAACCTTTTTGAGACATCTCATGCACATAAGCTGGATCGTATGGATACATGTAATGCCTCTTGGTCGTATCTTCAAGGGATGTCATATCAGCACCGCAAAGAACGTAACCCTCTGGAGCAATCAAGCAGCCACGTATCTCTTTACCCCACGGCCTGTCTACCCCAGGAAGGTTGACCAAAGGTTTCTTATGTTTAAATCGTAGAGTATTGGTAAGTCCAGCAATCTCAGCATGGACATAACCATCTTGTTCACATTCAATAAATGCTTGAAAGATTTTAAGTCTGTGTTGCATCACAGTCAAACCTTCAAGAACTCTTACAGCAGGATTGCTTTCTGCAATTAGTTTTACTGAGTCGGTAAGTTCTCCATCTCTACGCACTTGAGGTATCTTTTTTTCTTCGCCAGTCTCCTTACTCTTTTCGTATTTGTAGTAGTCAGGTTCCCAACCAAGGGAATACAACCATTCCTTGACCTGATCGTGAGAGTTAGGGTTAGGTTCTTCCCAACCTTTAATAACTTCAATCTCTTCATCATGGTGCATAGGTAAGTTGTGTTCTTGTAGAAGGTCAAACCAACGTTGTCCGTGAGCAGATGGAGAACCATCTTGCTTAAAACAATTCTTTGGTTTTCTTTTCTTGGTAGTCACCTTACGCTTTGGCATAACTTGTATAAGCTCTACCTCTTTCTCAGACTTCTGCTGGGTTAAATCGTCCACACACTTCTGTGCCAACTCTAGATCCAACTTCCATCCGATACGTTCCGCTACTGCAGCACAATCCATCTTGAACTCCAGATAACGAAAGAACCTGTCTAGCTTCGATTTGTCTCCGTAGATGAACATAAATCTTTTTAGAACATCTCGCCACAAGTACCAATTGATCTTTACGTCTTCCGTACATCTGTGTGCATAATCCTCCCTAGTTAAGTTTTCCCAATCGTCTATCTTAGGTTTAGGTATACCAAAATCTTCACCATAAGCTTCTAGTCCATGCTTACTGTCTGAACGAGTGTGATTGATAACCCAAGACATAGCTAGTGTGTCAAAGAGACGTGCTGTCACCTTGATACCCAAGATCTTTTCCATAAGTGGTACATCATACCTAATAATGTTGTGACCTATCAAACCACGTTGGTTTAAAATTAGATCACGCATATCAGAGTAATCATACAAAGTTGTATAGTTTTCACCATCATAGGTATAAGACAAGCAGTGTATCTTTGTAGCCTGATCAAGTAGTCCGTCAGCCTCTACATCAAATACAATCATGCTGCTATTTCACTCCTCTCGTAAGGTACATCTTCACTCAGGATCGTTGTCTCTGGATCATAGTAGACTGAACCTGCTCTGCCCAACTTAGCAAATGGACGGTTCTTGTCAACAATAAATTCAGTGGTGTTCTGAAGTATTTCATCCTCGGACTCGGTATCACGTTCGATCTTTACACAGATAATAGCTTCCTCTTCAAGAGAGGCTGCGTACTTTGTACGTCCATCATCGTTAACCTGTGATATAAATACCACACCGATGTTCAACTCCTTAGCAAGCTGCGCCATACGTGACCCAAGTGTAGTCAAGGTACTAGTAGCACCATCAACACCAGAGTTAGATAAGTATGCCAGACGTTGTACGTGATCAACAAACACAAAGTCAGCACCGAAAGATGTGACTGCCATGCGTGTGTAATCTAGCAGGGTTAGTGGATCGTCGTGAGACTGCATCTCGAAGATGATTGTCCTATTATTATCTGAGTCAGCAATCTTGTTTGCTGCTGCTTCAACCTGATCAAGAGTATAGCCATTACGTTCTGCATCCTCCTTGGTACGGACGTTGGCACCTAGTTCATATGTAGCCATAGCACGCAGTGTAGTAGACTTCATCTCTTCCATATGCAAGAGGGCTACCTTGACATCCTTGTTATGCAAGAGGCCAGTCTCAAAGTAACGTATTACCTCAGTCTTACCAGTACCACGGGGTGCTTTGATAAACGTCAGGCCACCCTTCACCATGCCACGAATCTTTTCGTCGAGACCAGAGTGACCAGTGGGTACATACTCGTAGGGATTCTCTGTGCGCAATGCAGCAGAGAAGTCCTCACTGGAACAGAAGAAGTTCTCAGGGCTGTAACGCATAGGCTTCTTAGCTGCCCACATCAAGTCTTTACCGTCACCTGCTTGCAAGAAGTCATTGGCATCCTTGTGCTTGGACATAGGAACATACCAGAACTTGTCTGGAAATGCTTGGTACAACTTGTCAGCTGCCCTACGTCCTGCATGGTCAAGCTCACCTGCGTAGATGATCTCTTTGAAGGACGACAGATAAAGGTGGTTGTGTGCTATGAACTTCTCACCGATACTTGCTGATGGTAGTGACTTAACAGGAAAACTCTTTCCAAGAATCTGATACAAAGATGCAGCATCGAACTCACCCTCGGTAAGATAGATACGTTGCGATGTACCTGCGTTGAACTCTGGACCAAACAGGTGGTTCATGCCCATGCCCCGATCCTTGGTCCATGACTTGGACTTGTCGTCTACCAGTCGGTACTTGACCGTGTGTGGATACTTGTAAGCGTAACGTACTGGTCTGCCATCGTCACCTAGCTGCATAGCAATGCCATACAGTTCGGCTACGTCAGCATCAAGGCCACGTATGCCTTCGTGTGTTTGTGACACTATGGGTATTTCCATAGGGTTTCTCCTTTCTTTCAAAGGATATTCAGCCTTCACCCATTCAAATACCTCTGGCATATCTTTGGATGGGTAGGCTCTCGAACAAGAATGACAATGGCCAAAACCGTCATCATTCCAATTAAAAGCGTCACTTGATCCGCAATCAGTGTACGGACAAGCTAAGTGTGGGTTGTCATTGTTTGCCACGA